GGCTTTCTCACAAGATTGATGACCTTCACTTTGAAGGAAAAAATGTTGTGGGCAAGGCATCGATATTGGACACTCCTATGGGACAAGTTGTTAAAGGCTTACTCGATGGCGGCGTCACATTCGGTGTATCGACTCGTGGTATGGGAAGTTTGAAGAACAATGGTAACGCAATGGTCGTTAATGACGATTATATTCTTAACGCGGTGGACATCGTGCAAGATCCATCAGCTCCTAGTGCTTTCGTTAATGGGATAATGGAAGGAGTAGAATGGGTTTGGAATAACGGTATCATTGAATCTCGAACAATTGAAAAAATGGAGACTGAAATTAAGAAAGCTCCTCGCGCTGACCTCTATGAAGTACAGACTCGTGAGTTTAAGAATTTCCTCTCGTTACTCAAATAAGAAATAAGGAGTCAAAAATGACTGATGAAAATCAAATCGAAAATCAGGAAGAGGAACTCCATGACGAAGTAACTGAAGACGAAGTTGTGGACGAAGCTCACGATCCTAAGAATGCTGAGGCTCAGTCAATAGCTGCTACTGATAAGGCAGGTGACGCTAGTGGTACCGGTAAATTACCAAGTATGGGTACTGCCAAAAACGTCATGAAAAGAGATCCAATGCCAAAACTAACTAAGGCTGGAATGGTTAATGCAATGTACAAAGCAACCAGTAAGATGAATAAAAAAGAACTGGAAAATGCGTACAACGGCATGATGAATCCAAAGCCACAGATGTCTGGTACAGACCCTGAGGCTTTTGAAGGCGAATCAATCCAAGAAGAGCCAGAACTACAAGTTAGTTATGACTTTAAAGACGATCTTAATGCTCTTGTCAACGAAGAAGCTACATTGTCTGATGCATTTAAGCAGAAAGCAGAAACTATCTTTGAAGCCGCAATCAATTCTAAATTAGCAGATGAGATTGACAGACTTGAAGAAAAGTACAATGAGGAAATCACTGCAGAAGTAGAAAATACTAAAGCAGACCTCGTAGAGAAAGTAGACAATTACCTAAACTACGTAGTTGAAAACTGGATGAAAGAAAATAAATTAGCTATCCAAACTGGTTTAAGAACTGAAATAGCTGAAGACTTTATGAATAAGTTAAAAGACGTATTCGAAGAGTCTTATATTACAGTGCCAGAAGGAAAAACTGATTTAGTTGACGAACTAGCAGACACAGTTGACGATCTTGAAATTAAACTCAATGATACAACTAAAGATGCTATCGAGATGGCTGAAGAGTTAGAAGGCTATAAGAGAGATGCTGTAATTAGAGAAGCATCTAAGGACTTAGCTGAAACTCAGGTCGAAAAGCTAAAAGGTTTAGTAGAAAAAATTGACTTTGAAGACGAAGAAACTTTCTCACAGAAAGTGGCTACTGTTAAAGAGTCATACTTTACTAATACTAAAATTACAACCACTGGAGAAGAAGTGGCTGATGATGACGAAGCTCCAATACAAGCTTCTGGCTCAATGGCAACATATCTCTCTGCAATTAAGAAAACAGCAAATAAATAAGGGAGTCGTCGATGAATACAACATCATACGATAAATTGATCGAAAAATGGGCTCCAGTACTTAACGAAGAAAGTGCTGGCAAAATTACTGATCATCATAAGAAAGCTGTAACAGCTGCTGTTCTAGAGAATCAAGAGATCGCTCTTAAAGAAGACGGAGCATTGAATGAAACTACAGTCACAGCATCAGCTGCAGCTAATTGGGATCCTGTTTTAATTGCGCTCGTAAGAAGAGCTATGCCAAACTTAATGGCATACGATATCTGCGGTGTGCAGCCAATGACAGGTCCTACAGGTCTAATCTTCGCAATGAAATCAAGGTACAAAGGTACTCTTGTTAAAGCTGGTCAAGCTGATAACGCTGAAGCTCTATTTAACGAAGCTGAAGTTAACTACTCAGGTGACTCTGCTCTAGCAGGTATGGGATCAGATCCATCAGGATTAAATGGTCTTACTGACCCGGCTGAAGGTTCTAACGCAGCTGGTGTAACAATCGCTGACTCTGCAGCAGAAGCAGCATCGTTACCGACTAAGTCAATCGACTTGTACACTACAGCAGAAGCCGAGCAACTTGGCGTATCTGGTGGTGAAGCTTTCGCAGAGATGGGATTCACCATCGAAAAAGCTACTGTGACTGCAAAGTCAAGAGCTTTAAAAGCTGAGTACACTTTAGAATTGGCTCAAGATCTTAAGGCTATCCACGGCTTAGACGCTGAGACAGAATTGGCAAATATCTTGTCAACAGAAATCTTAGCTGAAATAAATCGTGAAGTCGTAAGAACTATTAACGGTCAAGCTAAAGTAGGTTCACTACAGACTAACACAGCTATTAACGGTATCTTCAACGTTCAGACAGACGCCGATGGTAGATGGTCAGTTGAGAAGTTCAAAGGTTTGATTCTTCAAATCGAAAGAGAGTCAAATATCATAGCTAAAGAGACACGTAGAGGTAAAGGTAACTTTATCATCTGTTCATCAGACGTAGCTTCTTCAATAGTTGCTGCTGGTATGATGGACTATACTCCTTCAATGAGCACTAGCTTAGGAGTAGACGATACAGGTAATACCTTTGCAGGTACTATTAACGGCAGAACTAAGGTTTATATTGACCCGTACGCTGGAGTAGACTACGTAACTGTAGGTTATAAGGGAACTAACCCGTATGACGCAGGTCTTTTCTACTGTCCTTACGTACCATTGACAATGGTTAGAGCAGTTGGTGAAGAGACATTCCAACCAAAAATTGGTTTTAAAACCAGATATGGAATGGCTTCTAACCCATTCGTAGGTGCAACACCATCTAGTGGTCTTGCTACTATGAAGACTAACCAGTACTACAGAATATTCAGAGTTGATAATATTCTAGGTGCTTAGGTCTTAGTACTTAATATTAAAAGGGGAG